GTGTATATCAATCTACACAAACAGTAGGTAATACAACTACAGTTGCTATTGATTCTACTAATAACTATAAGCAATTAGGACAATCATTAATGGTTAGTTTTAATAGAGCACAAAAGTCATATACTCAATTTAGTCCTATTTACAATGTAAAGCAACTTGTTGCTAATGGGTGGTTTTTGTCATGGTCAGGGACTAACAATGTAGATACATGGATAGAAACAGGTATGGTTGTGTCAAAGTTTAGTCCTACTAACGGTGGATTATATACCGAAGATGTTACTACTAATGCTACTGAAAATACAAGAGCTGTTAGGTCGTTTGGTAATGATGTAAAAGCAGGTGACTATTTAAATATAAGATGGTCTGATTATAAGTATAATTGTACAGCTAGGTATTGGGTTAGAATTATCCCTTCAGATAATTCTGCTGCTCAATATCTTAATAATAGTGGTGAATTTACAACAACAGTAGTTTATCTTAATGACTTCCCTGTAGGCTTCCCTAAACAAGTTTTAGTGCCTATTGATGGGGCTATTGATGTTGTTATTTACAGACCTTTAGATGGTGGAGGTACTCCTTATCTTGAGCTATACTACTTCTTAATTCAAAATGTAGGTCCTGTATCTCAGATTTATAACTATGACTCATATAGAGAAATAGGAAGCATAAACAGTCAGTTTAAGCCAGAAGAAGGCGATAACTTATCTTTAGGGTTTATGTATAACGATATATTTAAGAATACTGATTCAGGGGCAAGAGCTGCTGACCAACCAAAAGATGTTTCGGCATCTTCTTATGTTGGTATGTATACTGATGTAACTAACGCAGGTTTTGCTAATCAGTTTGGAAGAGGTACATCTGGAAGCACTGAGTTATTTACTTTAGTTGCTGAGGATATTGGTATAGACCAAGTACAGACTCAGACAGTAATAGAAGGTCGATTTAAAAGCATTGGCTATTGGCTAAACAGCAAGTTTACATATTCTTATGATGGAGTTAATACCTATACTTACTTATTGAAGTCTTTTAAATGGGACTTAAAACAAGCAACACAAGAGTCTGTGCTTAAAAAGATTAATTATACAGGAACAACTATAATAATAGATATATTTAAAAATTTAAATACTAGGAAATAATGGCATCAGTAATAAACGGAACTAATATACTTCTTTATCAATATGACCCTGAAACAGAAGAGGGTATCCCATTTGGTGCAGCTACAAACTGCACTTTTAGTACTAGCGTAGATCAGGTGGAAGTTACCACTACTAACAGTGAGTCATATAAGGAGTATTTAGGCTCTCAGATTAGCTGGAGTATATCTGCTGATGGATTTATAGCTCTTAGCGACTACTCTTACTTATTTTTACTAAATAAGCTTCAAAGTAAGGAACAAATAGTAGTTAAGTTTCAGATTGATAACGATAATGGAGATGGCTCAGAAACTTTAGGTTATAGCGTATTTACAGGATTAGCAAATATTGTTAATTTGGATATGACTGGTCCAGTAGAAGGTGCTTCTACATATAGCGTGTCTTTACAAGGCACAGGAGAATATACCGTATCAGGTACTCAAGTTACTCCTGGCGGCATTGTTATAGAAACTTCAAATGTTACTATGCACCAATACACAGCCTTTGGAGGGGAAACTACAATTACCATTACTGCACTTATAGGTGGCACAATATTGTCAGTTACAAGAGGTGGTATGGAGGTTAGGTCAATAGCAACTTCAGGATCTCCGACAGGTGATAACGTTTCTTTTAATGCTACCACAGGAGTTCTTACCTTTGGCAGAGCTTTAGAGTCGGATGAGTTTGTTAGAATAATTGCAAAATAATAGTTAAAATTTATATATAAATGAGTGCACAGTTACAGGTAACAGGTGAAGCAAAGATAAGGGACATACAAGGTCCAGTAGTGGCTAATAGTGGTGTAATAACTGCTTTAGATGGTGCAGCTAATCAATATGTGAGAGGAGATGGTACTTTAGCTATTTTCCCAAATTCAGCTGGTGGTGGTAGTTCGGTTTCTTATTACTTAAACGGAAGTGTCAATCAAGGCACTTTTGGTGGTTCTACTTACTACCAAATGAGTAAGAATGCGATAACAGGTGCAGGAACAAACTTCTCTACTTCATCTAATGGCTTGATTGCTCAATTCATTACTGATGCTAACGACCCAGATGTTGTGTCTATTCCAAGTGGTAACTGGAATATTGAATTTTATATGGGTGTAAGTGCTTCAAGTGGTTCTTTAGCTTCATTCTATGTAGAGATTTATAAGTACGATGGTTCGGCATTTACATTGATAGCTACAAACGTTGCTACTCCAGAATTTTTAACAAATACTACAACTGTTGACGCATACTTTACGAGTGTTGCAATGCCTACAACGGCTTTAGCTTTAACAGATAGATTAGCGGTTAGGGTTTATGCAAACGTAGCTTCTAAGACAGTTACTTTATATACAGAAGATAATAGATTGTGTCAAATAGTAACTACCTTCTCAAAAGGTATTCTTTCTATTAATAACTTAACTGACCAATCACAAAACTTAACAACTGGCACAAGTGGAACAAACTTTGCTATCGTTTCAAGTGGAGATACACATACATTCAACTTACCTGTGGCTTCGGCTACAAATACAGGTAAATTAAGTTCAACGGATTGGAGTACGTTTAATAATAAGCAGAATGCTTTAACATTTACTGCTCCTTTAAATAATACAACTAATACTATCTCAATCCCTGCTGCTTCAAGCACAGTTGATGGATATTTAGATAATACAGATTGGACAACTTTTAATAATAAGCAAAACGCAATAACGCTAACTACTACTGGCACAAGTGGAGCAGCTACTTTGGTTGGTGCTACTTTAAACATACCTCAATATACTGACCAATATGTAGGAACAGTTACAAGTGTAGGATTATCTGCACCAACAGGCTTTTCGGTTAGTGGTTCACCTGTAACTTCAAGTGGCACATTGGCTTTAAGTTTAGCAAGTGGATATTCTATACCTACTACGGCAAAACAAACACAATGGGATACGGCTTATACAAATAGAATAACAAGTGCAAGTTTCCCTTTAAGTATTTCATCTAATGCTATTTCAATTTCATTAGCTTCAGCATCAACTGCTGGGTACTTATCAATAGCTGATTGGAATACCTTTAATGGTAAACAAAACGCTTTAACTAACCCAGTAACAGGAACAGGTAACGCAAACTATGTAGCTTTATTTAATGGTACAAGCACAATAGGGAATAGTATTATCTATCAAGATGGATTAAAGATAGGTATAATGAATGCTACACCAACTACAACATTAGATGTAACTGGTGGTGGTAAGTTCTCTGGTTCTATGAGTGCGTTAAGTTTTGTAAAGAGTGGTGGTACATCAAGTGAGTTCTTAAAAGCAGATGGTAGCGTTGATTCAAATACATACATTACTGCAACTTCAATAAGTGCATCAAGTCCTTTGTTTTATAATAGTGGAACAGGTGTGTTTACAATAAGTGCAGCGACAGGTTCTACAAATGGTTACTTATCAAGTACTGATTGGTTAGCTTTTTATGCTAAACAAGATGCTATCACTCTTACTACAACAGGAACGAGTGGTGCAGCGACATTAGTGGGAAGTACACTTAACATTCCTCAATATGAAACAGGTATTACTGATTTGAATGGTTTGACTGCATCAAGTCAATATTTTGCAACAGGTACAAGTGGTACTGATTTTAGTATTGTAAGTAGTGCAAATATCCACACTTTTAATTTACCAACTGCTTCAGATACAAATAGGGGTTTATTATCAAGTGCAGATTGGACAACTTTCAACAATAAACAGAATGCTTTAACTAACCCTGTAACAGGTACAGGTACTACAAACACTTTACCTAAATTTACAGGTGCTTCTACAATAGGTAATAGTAATATTACTGATACAGGTTCTTTGATTACTTTAGGTTCTAATACTACGATTTCTACTGGTATTTTAACAATTGGTTCAACATCATTAACTGCATATTCATTAGCCGTATCTAAAAATATAACTGGTGCTACTAATGGATATGGTATTGTATCAAACGGGGTTAATCAATCAGATGTAACTGGGACTTCTACAAATTTCTTATCTTCTGGAAGCACTGCTGCATCAGCTTTTACTTTAACTAACTTATATCATTTTAGAGCAACACAAGGAACGCTTGGTGCAGGTTCATCTGTAACAAATCAGTTTGGATATTTTGTAAATAGTACACTAATAGGTG